GTTTGGACGCACACGGGTGGGTGCCAAACTTGCGCATCATGCGGACGTGGTAGTAAGTGTGATTAACATGACCAAAGCAACATTAAACTGTCCTGAGTGTGAAGCGTATTTTTCAGTTATTCATGATATGGATAAACGAAGATACATTCCAGAGTATTGCCCGTTCTGTGGCGAGGTTATTGATATCGATGATAACCTCGATGAAGACGAGGATCCAGAAGAATCCGAAGACGAAATTGAGTGGGAAGATTAAAAACTATTCTTTTTTAGTTGACAACAAGCCTCCTGTATGTTATAATTCTCTTATAGTGAGTGAGAGAGTAAACATTAAAGGAGGTTTTTTTATGGATAGAAAAGTGAAAATATTTGATCTAAACGAAGTTCCAGAAGAGGTTCGAAATATATGGAACGCTCTTGAAGATAACGGCTTTGATACGTATCTTGTTGGTGGTGCTGTTCGTGATAGCTTTCTTGGGCTGAGCCCGAAAGATTTTGATCTTGCGACTTCAGCACTTCCAGGTCAGGTTCATGAGGTTATATCTTTGGAGCTTCCCGAAGTAAAACTTGATTTCGTTGGTGCTGCTTTTGGTGTTATGCTTGTCGATGGTATAGAAGTTGCGACGTTCAGGAAAGACACTGTTAACGCTTCAGGCGAGGATGACGTAGAATATGTTAGCTCTTTGAAAGATGATCTTTCAAGAAGGGATTTCACTGTTAACGCGATGGCAATAACTTCTTCAGGTATATTAATAGATCCGTTTAATGGTCTTGATGATCTGGAAAATAGAGTCCTGAGATTTGTTGGTGATGCAAACGAAAGAATAAATGAGGACCCGAATAGAATACTCCGTGCTTGTCGTTTCATAGCAAAACTTCACTTCACTCCGTCTGGTAAAACTGCTGGTGCTCTTTGGAGCAATCGTTCTGTTGTCAATGATATAGCTCCCGAAAGAATACGGCTTGAAATGCTGAAAGCGATGGAATGTGAAGAGCCGAGTATATTCTTTAGCGCTCTTCAATTTCTGGAAATACTGGAGTTCATACTCCCTGAGCTGTCTGATTGTTATCTGCATACTGGAGGAAAGCATCATCCCGAAACTGTTTGGGAACACAATATGCTTGTTGGAGATGCGCTCCCGAAAGAGGATCCGATACTGCGATTAACTGGCTTTCTTCATGACATAGGCAAGCCCGCTGCGTGGCTTGAAGCCCCTGGTCGTTTTATAAATCATCATAAAATAGGAAAGAAAATACTTGAGAACAGGCTTAATGAGTTGAAGTTCTCTAATGCTGAAATAAGGCGTATATGTGGTCTTGTCGATACTCATATGTTCTTTATAAAAGGATTAACTCCGAAAGCACAAAGGAAGCTCCTCAAAACGCTTGATTCTTATGGAATAGATTGGAAAGACTTAGTTCGTATAAGGATAGCTGATCATAAAGGCAATGTCGCAAAAGGTAAAATGACCGTCTCGGAAGTCAAGACCATAGTCAAAAGCTTTACTCAGGTTCAGGATGTTCCTGTTTCTGTCAAGAGTCTTGCGGTCACTGGTGGTCAGTTGATAAAAGAGTTTGGGCTTGCCCCTGGCCCTGTTGTCAGTCAAATACAGAAGGCTCTTCTTGAGTATGTTCTTGAGACTGGCGTTCAATCTGAGGATTGTCTTCTAGTAAAAACCCAAGAATTAATCAACAAATAGTAATTTTATTGTTGACATGACCTCTCTTTAATGTTATAATTCTTTATAAGTGATTGAGAGAGTACTTGAGAGCGAACATTAAAGAGAGGTCATCAATGAGAGAAAGCATATACGAGAAAATGAGCATTGAAGAGTTAAGAGCCGAGCACAGTAAGATTCTTTCTAACTGGAAGCTTTCAGCTCAAGAAAAATACATTCAGCAAGAGGTTTGCTGGTCCGTTCTTGATCGTAAAGAAATCGAAATGTGTCAAAAACTGTATCGGGAGAAACATTAATGGCCTGTGACTACTGTGATTTTAGCGATATCTCTGGCAAGCCGTTTGACGAAGAAAATTCCGAGGCGATTTTCATGGAGAATGAGGCGAATGTTCTCATATACCGTTACGACGAAAAATTGAAAAAACCAGTAATGGTAGTTGATACATGGACAAACGAGCATACATTCCAAATTAACTTTTGCCCAATGTGCGGGCGCAAACTTTAGGTGTAAATATGCCGACTTGGACTAAAAACAACTGATTACAAAAAATTGTATACGATGGAATTTGAAGAAGCCAAAAGCATGATTGAATTATTCCTCGAGGAGAAACGATATGATCTATGACGAAAACAAATACAAATCGAAACTTGTTTACCCAGTAAAAACGGACTTTGCGGTTTTTCACATCTACAGCAAAGGAAAGGTTGTTGCAAATGGGCTTTCTAGTAAAGAGCTTAAGGAATGGTACGCTAACCATGTTCCCGCTGCATGGATTGAGTCTATTTTTTCAATAAAAAAGAAATTGAAGGAGCTTGGTATTTTCGTCGAGGAAGAGGAATGCATCGAAGCTTTCAAGGCCGCCAAGATTGAATACTTTAATGACGAAAAACGACTGACTGGTTTATATAAGGCTGAATTGTATGCCTATTATGGCACTTGTTTTTCAGACGAAACGCTTGATTTGCTTTATGCTCAGGCGTGGTCAGATAATCATAGCGATGGCTATGAAGCTGCAGAAAACCGATTTGATGAATTGGTTGATTTCGCAACCTCTATCATCAATTCAGAGGATAAACGTTGTTATCAAGACAACAAACACAAAGGAGAGTAATTTTGAAGACACTACACAACTCGGATATTTCTGGGGCAAGAGTAAACGTTAAGGACATCAAAGTAGTTGGAAACGGCGATATGTTCCAACTACTTTGTAAAGCCAGCTCCGAAGCGGAGGGTTGGATGAAGAGCACCAAAGCAATGACAGTGCCGTTTGGCGGGTGTGTTGTCCAAGTAACCACCCAACAGAGAAATCCAGATGGTTCTTATGCTGTCGCTGAAGCATTGACTTATGTGCCACATGCATACATCATTGATGATCCAGATAACCCAGGTGGTCGTAAACTAGGTATTTAATAAAATCATATTGAACATATAATACAAATCCTCTTGTCTATATAATGTACAACATTAGACAAGGGATTTTTTATGGAAACTGAATACAAGAGTATAAAAACAGGCGAACTAAAAGCATTACGCGAAGAGTTCTGGATAAAGCAGGATAAAACGTGCCCATTGCTCGGTGTAGAGCTTCCTTTGGAAGAGTTTGTTCTTGATCATAAGCACAGGAAAAACAAGTCATGCCCGATAGGTGAAGAGTCAGGCGGATTAATTCGAATGGCTATTCAGCGTCAATGTAATGCGCTTGAAGGTAAAATATTCAACAATTGGCGACGTTATGGGTTAGACCGTTTCGGGATATCACTGCCAACATTTCTTAGGAATCTTGCTGATTATCTTGAACGTGATACGACCAATATCATTCATCCATCGGAGCAACCGGCTCTTCCAGTCTTGACAAAGACATCTTACAACAAACTGTCCAAAGCAATCATAGGGAAAGACAAGATGCCTGGATATAAGGGCAAGCAGAAGCTTACAAAAGGATTAGCTAGGCTGTTTGAAAAATACGATATAAAGCCAGAATTCTATAAATAGGACTTGATTTCTCCTTATGAGTGTGTTATAATTCTTTATAAGTGAGTGAGATAAAAAATTCAAAGGAGAATGAAATGAGTGATATAACAGAAGCCGTTGCAGAGTTGAGAAAGATCCGAGAAATGAAAGAAAAAGAAGAGGCTGAGAAATTGGCTAATGCTACTTTTATTGTCAAGCTTGTTTTTTGGGGCGTTGTTATATTCGTGGTTGGACCAATTGTCATGACAGTAATATCATTTGCTGTGTTGATTCATAGTTGAAAGATATGGACGATTTCAAAAATTGTAATATAAATGGTGATTGGCTCCGGGAAGCCATCGACAAGGATATACTTGAAGAAGTTGAAAGATTATCAATGCTGGAGGAACCTAGAATGGAACACAAAGTTGATTTTCTCGGGAACGAATTGAATGTCGGCGACGAAGTAATATTCATGAATATCGGATACCGTACGCTGATGGTAGGCAAAATAGTAAAAATGAACCCAAAGAAAGCCACTATCGATTTTAGAAAACCTACTAATGTGCATAATTGGCAAGGACAGACGTTCCAATTTTATAACCAACTTATTAAAAAGGATAGATGATGTATTACTTCACAGCCGATCAACATTATGGCCATAAAAGGATTATCGAGTATTGCAAACGCCCATTTGATTCAGTAGACGATATGGACGAGTATATGATCAATGAGCACAACAAGGTTGTAAAGCCTAACGATATAGTTATCAATATTGGCGATTTTTCTTTATACAGTCGCAAATATGAAGATGTAGCAAAGAAATATATCCGACGATTAAATGGCATGAATGTCTTCATTCCAGGGTCACATGACCAATGGCTGGGTAATAATAAAAATTCTCATATATGGCAAAAGTCGATTGAGGGCCAACAGGTCATTTGTTGTCATTATGCTATGAGAACATGGCCAGCGAGTCATTATGGATCTTGGCATCTCTTTGGTCACAGCCATGGTAATCTTCTAGCGTACGGTAATTCGTTTGATGTTGGCGTCGATTCGCATGAGTTCAGACCCTGGTCGTTTGAGGAAGTCAAAGAAAAGATGGATTTGTTGTCCTTTTAAAAGCGTGGACGATGATATTGTGTCAAGATAAATCCAAAAATTAAAAAGAGGGTAAAATGAAAAAACTAATACGAGCATTGACTTTAATTCCTTTTGTTTTACTGCCAATAAATGCAGAATCAAGCTCCATTGACATTGAAGACGAAACGATTAATTGGGATGGTTATTCGCAAAACGGATATTCTAAAGATGAAATGGGAAATCCGAAAGTTAAAGGCATGCGCATAGTATACAACAATAAAATAAATGAAGTTACTGTGTTCACCAAGCCAGGATCGGAATTTAAAGGATTTAACAATCTCTTTATTGACACAAAACGAAATGGCGATTGGGATTACATGATTCATACTGGAGGCGGCAATTTACAGAACGGTGTATACAAAGTCAAGAAAGATTACCAGTACGTTTTTGCAACTGAAGGAAGAAAAGGCCACCCTAATGGTATCGATCCAGAATATCTTGGATATATGTTTCCGATTGATGTTAAGGTATCTGGCAATAAAGAAGAAGGTTTCAATATGCGCTACAATCTAAGAGGGAGTGGTGTATTCGCCCACGAATTTAGTATGGGATTTACTCCTTATTGTGCTAATGACGTAATGTATAACCAGATACCATACAAAGAAGGATTCTTGCCCAACGGGCCTTATCTACAATATCATCCTGAACCAGAAATACAGGTAAGTGATAATAACAGCCCTTTTCACAATAGATATTATGGTTATTCTGGATATGGACATAATTACAGGTACGGTTACGGTGGACACAACAACTATTACCCAGACTGTTGCGAGATTGATTGCCCAGGTGGCGGAGGCGACCACCCCGTTCCAGAGCCGGCTACCCTGCTTCTATTTGGTATCGGTATTACAGGATTGTCTGCATTAAGAAAAATAAAAAATCGTCGTAATGAGTAAAATTCAGCAAATAAGCCCTTGCGTTCTCCTTCTAGGTATGTTATAATTCTCTTATAGTGATTGAGAGAGTAAAACTTAAAGGAGAACACATGACGATTCAATATAATTGCTTGAACATTGAAAACCAAGAGCTGATAAACGAAAAAGCTAAAACGAAAAAAGATGGCGTTTATACGCTCCGTGGAATCAAATATGTCGTCAAAGATAAACGAGCTTCGTATTTTGCGGTTAATGGTGAAATCATTCAGCCCTATGGACATTTCAATTCTGTTATACGAACATGCAAGCGTGAAGAAGAAAAGGGAATAATGGAGTTCTTGCTTCGTTACGATTTCGTAAATTTATGAGAGGTGATAAAATGATGAAATACCGAGTTCGAAATGTTGAGCAGGCATATGCTTATATTCTTGATTGCAATCTGGCAACAGTCGATGATATGGCAATGAAAAAAAGCCGAAAGAAAGTCGAATTCGCCAGACAGATTTCGATAGCGCAAACAGCTCTTGATTGGGCCATTGAGATGGGAGTTGATGTTTCGACGACCAGAGGCGATGATGTTATGAACAAATTTAATGGATCCGTCGACGCATACGCGAAGGATATTGTCGAACGATTTGGTAAATAAAGGAGATTATAATGAAAAAGATAATTGATATCCCTACAGGTAAGATTATCATCGACGAATATAGCCGTGGTCCTCTTGAGACATTGACAATCGGTGATTATGGCAAATCCAAAAACATCAAAGCGCACTTTCTTGGATTCGACAAAGAAATTAATGGCGTCGCAAACGGAAAATGTATGCCACTTTCTGAAAAATGGGTAATGACATTATCGACACAATATGGATGCCAAATGTCTTGTCTCTTTTGTGACGCCCATAATATCAAGTTTGGAGGAAACGCCTCTTTCTGGGATCTTAAACGACAGTTGATGAATGCGCGAAACGAATACCCGAACGTTGGTTATACCGATCGGTTGAATATTCACTTTGCTCGTATGGGCGAGCCAGTTCATAATGCCGAAAACGTTTTTAATTTCAGCCGTTGGCTTGCTGATAAACGAGCATTCCAGAATGAAACTGGATTACGTGTTGAGACTATTCACCCAGTGTTTACAACAATGTGTCCGAGGACTCCTAATAACAATAGCAGGACAAGGCAAGCAATCGAACAATGGGTACATATGAAAAATAATGCATTCAACGGTCAAGCTGGGTTACAACTGTCTATCAATACGACACATAACGAAGCAAGGGATAAGATGTTCAATAACCTGAGCATGGGCCTTGCTGACATAGCAAATATGTGTAGAAGTCTTCCTGATCCACTAGGTAGAAAGTATTGTTTGAATTTCGCTGTTACTGATACAACCGAAATCAATCCTTATATATTGCAGGATCATTTCGACAAGAATAAATTCATGTTGAAGATTACTCCTATTCACAATAATAATGCTTGCAGAGAAAACGGTTTTGAGACTAAAGAAGGGTATTCTTCTTATTCTGCATATAGAGATATTGAACGTTCATTAGTAGGGAACGGTTGGGATGTTCTTGTATTTGTCCCGTCAATGGATGAAGAGAACGGATGTGTTACATGTGGCAATGCTATTCTAGGTGGGTCTGAACTGAAATTAAGCTAACATAATTTTTGCACGATAACTTTATACTTGTTATTGAACAAAAAGGATGTTATAATAAAAAGAAAAAGGAGAAAAATGTTTCAATATTGGAGCGAAGAAGACGGTTATGATTATGAAGATTATGGATGCATGGTCGAGGAAGAACCAGTATGTTGCGTTCAAATAGAACCTGAAGCAGTGAAAGAACAAAAACCGAGGATGTGGATTATTGTTGACCGAAGTTGTATGGTACATTAAAAAGGAGGAACCGTGATATTAACAGATTTTTCAGGAGTGGCAATTTCAGCTATTATTAATTCGGCTATGCGCGAAAAAATGCAGTTGGACGAGCAAGTGATAAAACACATTGTCTTTTCCTCTTTCAGGAATATCCATAAGAAACTTGGCCCTGAGTTCGGTGAGCACCTTCTTTTGTGTGATAGCCGTTCTTGGCGTAAAGATGCCTTCGTTCATTACAAAGCGAATCGGGTTCATGATGATTCAGCCGAAAGTCTTGTTGATTGGACATTGATATTCAAGATGATGGATGAGATTAGGGATGCCTTTGATAAGCACTTCCCGTTTCATGTTATTTCTGCTAAGAATTGCGAGGCTGATGATCTTATAGCAGCATTCGCTAAGAAAGCAACAGAGCCTACTTGTATTGTCTCAAAGGATAAGGATTTCTTTCAGCTTCATCGTCTTGGTATTAAACAATATCATCATTCAAAGAAAGAATTCATTGAGGTCCCTGATCCGGTTGCCGCTCGTGTTGAGCATATCATACGCGGTGATTCTGGTGATGGCATTCCTAATGTATTGTCGGATGACGATACCTTTGTCACTAGCAAGCGACAAAAGGCAATGCGTGAAAAAGTATTCAATGAATGTTTGGAATACGCTAAGAGCGATTTTAAAGACGCTCCTGCTAATTTAAAGCGTAACTGGGACAGGAACAAGTTGATGATTGATTTGATGAATCCTGTTGAAAATGCTTTGGAAGCATATGATAAATATAGAGCAAGCGAGAGTAAAGAAATAACTCAAAATGACACCGCTAACTATTTTGCGAGCCAGAAGATGGTTGTTCTATTTGGTCGCGTTTCAGATTTTTATCAAGGAAGGACAAAGAAAGAGGAATCGTCAGGACCGCTTTCTAGTTTTATGTAATCAAAAAGAGGAGAGAGTATGAATGAGTATGATCGGCATTTAGAGGCAACACAAAGAATTCTTGATGATAAGTTCAAGAATGGATTGATCAAGAACATTTATATCCCAGAAGTTCTTGAGGGATTAAATGAGATTGATGATTTTGAGGAAAGGGTAAAAGCACTTCGTAATAATTCGGACAGGTCCTTAAACACTATTCTCCAAATCACATTCGTAGAAGATAGACCGATTTTGTCTGGTAAGATGGTAGCTGGTTTGAAATACAAAGCGCCATACGGTGGTGATGATTATAGTATTGCTGCTTCCAATCTGTTCGGTGTTTCTAAACGATTGGCATTGTTTTATCGAAGTGATATTTCGGTTGATAAGATGAAAAAGATTGCCATCGAGATTCTTGAAAATCTTCACCCGACTGAGGGAGAGATTTTTAAAGGCATTTTTGCTGGACAGCTTCCATATGAGCGAGTTGATAAAGCTCTTGTCAAAGCAGCCTTCCCTGATCTTTTTGCGCATGAGGTCGAAGAGACAGCTATTGTCAAAAGTGCCGTCAAAGCGCCCGTTAAAGACGAAGAGCCTCCTAAAGATGAAGAGCCAACTAAGGACAAAGATCCAAACCCTGAAGACGAAGCTCCTGCTCCTGATAAAGCAGAGCAACCAGACCCAGTAAAGCCCAAATCACCTACGAAAGCTAAAGCAACTAAACCAGCAGTAAAGAAAGAGGTGAAGTAATAACAAGCTTGCAATTGTCAAAATGCCATCT